CCTCTTTTCAGTGAAACCGTAACAATTTCCGAACCGAGGGGTACAGGAATGAGCGACAATGTGGTCGCCCTGTCGGCCCCGAGCGTGCATCTCCAGCCGCCTGCGGGGTTGACGGAAGAGCAGGCGCAGGTTTGGCGCGAAACGGTCAATGCGCGGTCGGCGGATTTCTTCGGCCCGGATCAGGTGCCGTTGCTGGAGGAATACTGCCGGGCCGTGGTGACGTGCCGGCTGCTTGGTGCGCAGATTGAGGCGGCGATTGCCGGGGGTGACCCGGGGGAGCTGAAGGCCGTGCTCGACATGCGGGACAAGGAGAGCAGGCGGCTGGCGTCCTTGGCGACGAAGTTGCGGCTGACGAATCAGAGCCGCTACACGCCCCAGTCGGCGGCCACGGCTGCCAAGAAGGGCGGCGGCGGGAAGGTATGGCAGTTCGGCAAGACTGGAGGCTGAAGGGTCCGGAAGGCTGGACTCGGGGCGAGCGGAACGCCGCATGGGTGGAGGCGTTTTGCAGGGTCCCAGAAGGCAAGGATCGCGGCAAGCCTGTCCGGCTGAGGGATTGGCAGGTAGACGAGTTCCGCCGCCTGTATGACAGCCCGACTCGGACCTTCATTGTTTCGTTCGGTCGCAAGAACGGCAAGACGGCGCTAATCGCCTTCATCGTCCTGCTGCACCTGTGCGGGCCTGAGGCTGAGATTGGGTCTGAGATAGTGTCTGGTGCGCGATCCCGCGACCAGGCGGCGATGGTGTTCCGGTATGCGAGCAAGTGCGTTCGCATGAATCCGGACCTCGCCGAGATCGTCCGGATCCGGGACACGGCAAAAGAGCTGGAGTGCCCCGACCTCCAGACAATCTACAAAGCGCTGTCTGCGGACGCGGCGACGAACCTTGGCCGGTCGCCCAAGTTGGCGATCCATGACGAGCTGGGGCAGGTCAAGGGGCCGCGTGATGACTTCTACGAGGCCATCGACACGGCGCAGGGTGCACACGAACACCCGCTGACCATCATCATTTCGACGCAGGCTCCGAGGTCGGGCGATCTGCTGTCGATCATGATTGACGACGCCCTGAGGGGGTCTGATCCGATGACCAAGGTGTCGCTGTACACGGCACCGGAGGACATGGACCCGTTTTCAGAGGAAGCGTTGCGGGCTGCTAACCCGGCCTACGGTGACTTCCTCAACGCGGAGTATTGCCGCGAGCTGGCGGAGAAGGCGCGCCGGATGCCGAGCCGAGAGGCGGCATACCGGAACCTGATCCTCAATCAGCGCGTCAACATGCACAACCCGTTCGTCACCCGGTCGGTGTGGGAGATGAACGCGGGCGAGCCTGACTTTGACAGGTGCCACGAGTTCTACATCGGGCTGGACCTGTCCGCCAGGAACGACCTGACGGCCCTGGTCGTTGTGGGGCGAGACGAGGATGGCGTGATTCACGTCCGGCCGGAGTTCTTCGGCCCGATGGTGGGCGTTGAGGACCGGTCGGAGCGGGACCGTGAGCCGTATGACGTCTGGGGGCGCGAGGGCTATATCACCCTGACGCCCGGATCGTCCGTCGATTACCGCTATGTCGCGGAACGACTGGTGGAGCTGTGCGACGAACTGCCGGTGAAGGCGGTGTCGTTTGACCGCTGGCGGATGGACGTGCTGAAGCGCGAGCTTTCGGCCTTGGGCGCTGAGTTGCCGTTGGTCGAGTTCGGGCAGGGGTTCAAGGACATGACCCCGGCGCTGGAATCGCTGGAGTCGCTGCTGTTGGCGGGCATGGTTCGCCACGGCTCGCACCCGGTGCTCGATATGTGCGCCGAGAACGCGGTGGCTGTGATGGACCCCGCAGGCAATCGAAAGCTGGACAAGTCCAAGGCGACGGGCCGAATCGACGGCATGGTGGCACTGGCAATGGCGGTGGGCAAGGCGAGCACGCAGCCGGTGGAGCAGAAGAAGCCGCTAGTGATGCGGTGGATTTGAGGGGCAGAAGATGCAATCCAATCGCGCCTATTCGGTGCTCGAAATCAAGTCTGTTGACGTGGAGGAGCGCTCCATCACGGGCATTGCGACCACTCCCGAGACTGACCGTGTCGGCGACATCGTGGACCCGCTGGGGGCGAAGTTCGCGGAGGAGATCCCGCTGCTTTGGCAGCACCAGCACGACAAGCCTGTGGGCGTTGCGCGATTTGGAAAGGCCACGAAGTCTGGCATCCCATTCACCGCCACGATTGCCAAGATCGCCGAGCCCGGGCCGCTGAAGGACCTGGTGGATATGGCTTGGCAAGCGGTGAAGGCCAAGCTGGTCCGGGGCGTGTCGATTGGCTTCCGCGCGCTTGGCTATGAGCCATTGGAGACTGGCGGCCTGAAGTTCACCGAGACCGAGATCTACGAGCTTTCGCTGGTGACGATCCCGGCGAATGCCTCGGCCACGATCCAGACGATCAAGAGCATGGACCGCAAACATCTGGAAGGCGCGGTGAAGCTGATCCGCGCCCGCGATGTTGCGATCAAGAACGGAGCGGTTCCGCTCCGCTGAGCACTGTCGTGAGACAGCGCATCCCCTAGAGGGAACCGAGCCGGGGCGCTGATCCCCGGCAACTAAGCCGGACTAGCTCAATTGGCAGAGCGGGGTCTTTGTAAGACTCGGGTTGGCGGTTCGATTCCGTCGTCCGGCTCCAAATTCAAGCGTCCATCCGCCCGTGGAACGGCGGTGCAGGGCTGCGCGTGGAACCGCAGCCGCATGGGCGCCAACCGACTGTCGTGAGACAGCCGATCGCATCGCCGCGAGGCGACGCATCCGAATACATGGAGCAAGAAAATGAGCAATTACGCGAAGCAGATCGCCGATCTCCAGGCGACCCGCAAGGCCAAGGCCGAGGAGATGAAGGCCCTCGCCAAGACTGCGGAAGAGCAGGGCCGGACGTTCGATACCGGCGAGCAGGAGCAGTTTGACGAGCTGAAGGCGGCCATTGCGCAGATTGACAAGAGCATTGCCAACCTGCGCGAGCTGGAGGCCATCGAGAAGGCCGAGGCCGCCGATGCCGCGACCGCGAAGGCGGTTTCGGGCGACGAGCGCGCCAAGTCTGCGGTGTCCGTGGTCCGTGGCGGCGACGTGCAGGTCAAGGACACCACCAAGCTGGACAAGGGTATCAGCTTTGCCCGCATGGCTCGCGTCAAGGCGCTGGCGTTCACTGGTCAGGCTGGCACCCGCAACGAGATCGAGATTGCCCAGAACCTGTATCCGGGCGACGAGTCGCTGGTGAAGTCGATCCAGAAGGCTGCGGTCCCGGCGGCGAATACCCTTACGGGCAGTGCCACCTGGGCGGGCAACCTGATCAACGAGGGTGGCGCTGCGTTCGCCGACTTCGTGGAGTACCTGCGCGAGCGTTCGCTGTATGGTCAGATCAGCGACCGATTCCGCAGGCTGCCGTTCGACGCGCCGGTGCTGGTGCAGAGTTCTGGCGGCACTGCCCAGTGGGTCAAGGAGGGTGACGCGAAGCCGCTGACGCAGTGGACCTACACCCGCGCCAAGCTGACCCCGCTGAAGGTGGCCGCGATTGCCGCTGCGACCAAGGAGACGCTGATGCGCGCCTCGGTCAATGCTGATGCGTTCCTGCGTGACGAGCTGGCCCGTGCGGTCAATGCTCGCATCGACGGCACGCTGATCAGCGCCGCCGCTGCCGTGACCGATGAGTCGCCGGCTGGCCTGCTGAACGGCACTGCGCCGCTGACCCTTTCGGGCGACGGTTCGGTGGCGGGCATCCGCTGCGACATCGCGCAGTTCCTGAAGGAGCTTGTCGGCGACAACCTGAGCGTGTCGGGCGCCTTCTGGGTCATGCCCGAGACGGTCGCGATTGACCTGTCGCTGGCGACCAACGAGGTCGGCGCTCCGGCGTTCCCGGGCATCACCCCGAACGGCGGCACGCTGGCGGGTCTGCCGGTGTTCACGTCGCAGTACGTGCCGACCGACTCGGACGGCCCGGTTGTGGCGCTGATCAAGGGCGACGAGATCTTCCTCGGCGACGAGGGCGGCGTTCAGGTGTCTGTGTCGGATCAGGCGTCGCTGCTGATGGACAACGCGCCGACGATGGACAGCACCACGCCGACCGGCTCGAACTCGGTGGTCAGCATGTGGCAGACCAACAGCGTTGCGTTCCTGGTCGAGCGTTTCATCAACTGGCAGAAGCGTCGCGCTTCGGCGGTTGTGTGGGCGCACGTCAACTGGAATGCCTGCGCGTCCTAAGCGGCACTTCGGAGGGGCTGGGAAACCGGCCCCTCCTTTTTCGGCGAGGTGACAAGTGCGAATTCAATATCGAGCGAACGGTATGCAGCGCGAGGTGCGGGACAGCGTGGGCGAGGTTCTGATTGCCCGCAATCTTGCGACCCGCGTTTACCGGACGCGTGAGCTTGTGGCCGATGAGCCGGAAGAGGCACCTCGCACGGGCAAGTCAAAGCGGAAATACAAGCGGCGCGATCTGGCTGCCGAGGACTGAGATGCGAATTTTCGGGTTCAACATCACGCGCGAGAAGGCGGCGAAGCCCGTGACTGACTGGCGTCGTGGCTGGCGCGTCATCCATGAACCCTATACGGGCGCGTGGCAGAAGAACGACGAGCTGAAGCGCGGCGACCTGACCTGCTACCCGGCGCTGTATGCGTGCCTGAATCGAATCACGCAGGACATTGGCAAGCTGCCGTTCCTGCTGAAGAGGAGGGGCGCGAACGGGATCTGGGAGGTTGCCGAGAACCCGGCATGGTCGCCCGTCCTGCGCAAGCCGAATGGCTACCAGACCGCGCAGCAGTTCCGCGAGGCGTGGATTCTGTCGAAGCTGCTGGACGGAAACACGTTTGTCCTGAAGCAGCGCGACAATCGAGGCGTGGTCACGTCTCTGTACGTTCTGGACCCGAGCCGCGTTGAGCCGCTGGTGTCGGAAGCGGGCCGCGTGTTTTACCGGCTGAACTATGGCACGGCCAACAACCTGCTGCCCGATGCCTACGGCGGGGAGCAGATCACGGTTCCGGCGTCGGAGATCATCCACGACCGGATCAATCCGTTCCATCATCAGCTGCTCGGCGTGCCGCCTCTGTGCGCGGCTGCGCTGGCGGCAGGAAAGAATTTCAAGATCCTTCGCAACAGTTCGGCGTTCTTTGCCAACAACGCAAGTCCGGGCGGCCTGATTACCGCGCCCGCGGGCTTGACTGAGGAAGAGGCCGACGCAATCCAGGCCGCGTTCAATGAAAGGTACAGCGGCGAGAACAGCGGCAAGATCGCTGTGATCGGTGCCGACCTGAGGTTTACGCCGTTCTCCTTCAAGGCGGCGGATTCGCAGCTTGTCGAGCAGCTTCGCTACTCGGACGAACAAATCTGCCAGCCTTTCGGCATCCCGCCGTTCAAGATTGGCATCGGCTCGATCCCCGCAGGCATGACGGTTGACCAGATCAACCTGCTCTACCACGAGGACGCGCTGAGCGGCCATATCGAGGCGATGGAGAACCTGCTGGATGAGGCCCTGAACCTGCCACAGGACTGGGGGATCTGGCTGGATACGGAACCGCTGTTCCGCATGGACGAGGGCAAGCGTGCGGAGATCGAGACGAAGCTGGTCGGCGGGATGATCAAGACGCCTGACGAGTCCCGCGCGAAGTTTGGCCTTGCCCCGACCGCTGGCGGCAATACGTTGTGGGGCCAGCATCAAGACTACCCGCTCGGGACGCTGGCCAATCGCCTGCCGCCTGACCAGAAGCCGCAGTCGCCTGAGCAGGCAGCCCCCACGGCGGATGAAGGCACGGCGAGAGAGGAAGAGCGGGCTATGGTGGCGGCTGCGATTGCGCAGCTCGCCCGTCAGTCGCTGAAGAAGAGGAAAGCGGCAAATGCAGCTTGACGTGAAGGCGCTTGGCGAAATGATCGCCGACCTGATTGCAGATGCGGTCGAGCCGTTGGAGAAGGCGAACGCCGAGCTGCGCAAGGAGATCGATGCCCTCAAGGCGCGCGAGCCTGACAGCATCGAAGCCCGGCCGGTCGAGATTGACGTGTCCGATGTGGTGAAGGAGCTGCTCGCAGCCGACGAGATCAGGCAGTTGGTCGGGCTGGAGGTCGAGGCGTACCTGACGGAGAACCCGCCGCCCCCCGGCGAGCCGGGAAAGTCTGTGACGCTGGACGACGTGTCCGTGTTTCTGGAAGCCGCTGTCGCCAAGCACGTGCTGGACTTTGAGCGCCGCGCGAGCGAGAAACTGGACAGGGCCATTGAGCGCATCCCGGTGCCGAGGGATGGACGGGACGGCGTGGACCTGACCGAGCTTTCGCTGGACTACGACGGCGAGCGCACGGTGACGGTCAAGGGCCGTACGGGCACGGTGACCAAGCGCGTCCCAGTCCCGCTGTGGCGCGGCTACTGGTCGCCGGGTGTCGTTGCAGAGAAGGGCGACATCCTGACGCACAATGGCACGGCTTACATCGCAATCGTGGACAACCCACGGTGTGAGCCGGGCGTTGGCAAGTACGACCACGAGTGGAAGGTGTTCGCGCGCAAGGGGCGCGACGGCAGGGATGGCCGAAACGGGATCGACAAGACGGCTCCGGTCAAGGTGACGCGCGACGATGAGTGAATTGATCACCCGCGAGCAGGCATACGAGCACCTGCGGCTGGACTACGACAGCAGCGGCAGCGCCGATGACGGCTGGCTGGACGTGTTCATCCCGGCAGTCTCTGAGGCCGTGCGGCGGTGGCTGAAAGAGGACTGGCGTCTGTACGAATGGGAGACTGACAGCGACGGCAACATCGTGCGAGACTCCGACGGCAACCCCGTCCCGCTTCTTGATAGCGACGGCGAGCCGGTGGTGAAGCCTGTGGTGCGCGCCGCCTGCCTGCTCGAACTGGCGTCGCAGTACCGATTCCGCGAGGGCGATGGCCGCGACAACGCCGTGCCGTCGCATGAAGGGTACGGCCACGGCCTGACCAGTAAGGCGGCTGTGGCGCTTCTGACGACGATTCGACGTCCGACGGTGGCATGAACTACGACCTTTACCACGGCGACTGCCTAGAGGTGATGGCGGGGCTGCCGGATGGGTCCGTTGATGCTGTGATCTGTGACCCGCCATATGGGACGATGCAAGGGTTCAACGGCATAGATTGGGACGTTGCGCTGGACCCCGCCGCCGTGTTCGAGCACTGCAACCGCGTGTTGCGGATGAACGGCGCGCTGGTGCTGTTCTCACAAGAGCCGTACACGTCCCGCCTCATTACCGAGGCGCACGGGAACCTGCCGTTTAGCTACCGCATGACGTGGCTCAAAGACAGTTTCGCCAATCATTTGATGTGCAAGAAGGCGCCGGTCTCCTACACCGAGGACGTGCTGGTTTTCTTCAAGAAGTACGACACGCTGGCGCAGCATCCACTACGGAAGTACGCCGCGCGGGTGCTGGCGGCATGCGGTGGTGATCTGAAGGCGATCAACGCGCGGCTGGGCCATCGTCGCGCGGAGCATTTCTTCTATGTGGAGTCCACGCAGTTTGGGCTTTGCACAGAACAAACCTACGCGCAGTTGTGCGAGGTGTACGGGCTGGAGGACTTTGAGTGGTTTAAGCCATACGCGGAGCTTGAGGAAATCAACCGCCGCTTCAAACGCCGCTTCAATCTGCCCGAAGGCCAGAAGTACAAGTCCAACGTCCTGCAATACCCGAAGGACTACACCGGCCACCATCCGACGCAGAAGCCGGTGGCGCTGATGGAGGACTTGGTAAAGACGTACACGGACCCCGGCGAAACGGTGCTTGACTTCACGATGGGCAGCGGATCGACCGGCGTCGCCTGCGCGAACACGGGCCGGCGCTTCATTGGCATCGAGCGCGACGACAAATACTTCGCCATCGCATCCGAGCGGATCGCGGAAGCGTATCGGAAAGAGGCCGCCTGACATGCCCGCAGTAGCTTCCGGCAACCTGCGCCACAAGGTGTGGTTGCAAGCCAAGCAGATCACGCAAGACCCGGTGACGGGCGAAATGCTGACCACATGGGTCACCATCGCCCGCCCGTGGGCCGAGATCGTGCCCATGTCGGGGCGTGAGTTCATGGCCGCCGGTGCGGAGCAGTCCGAGGTGCGCGGGCGGATCGTGATCCGGTATCGCGATGACGTGGACGCCTCCATGCGCGTCGTCTATCGCGGGCGGTACTACAACATCTTGGCTGTGCTGCCGGATGCGGAATCCGGGCGCGAACACCTCACGCTGATGACTGGCGAAGGGGTCAGGCTTGACCAGTGACGACATGGGCATTACTCGCGCCGGGTCCTTCCGCTTCGGCGGAGGATGCCGAGCGCGTCAGGGCGGCAGGAATTCCGCTGGGGGTCATCGGAAACGCCTTCCAGCTCGCGCCGTGGGCCGACTTTCTGGCCGCTACCGATGCGGCGTGGTGGCGGAAGTACCCTGAGGCGCTGACGCTGCCGGGCGCGAAGTACACGATGCACCAGGTCAAGGGCGTCGAGCGCGTCAAGGTGGCGGGCTACGTATCCGTCAACAGCGGCGTTCTGGGGCTGGAAGTGGCCCGGTCGAAAGGGGCCAGCCGGATCCTGCTGTTTGGGTTCGACATGCACGGCACGCATTTCTTCGGCCCGTACACCAACGGCCTGAGCAACACCAGCGAGGCCAAGCGCCGGATGCACTTGGCGCAGTACGCGCGATGGGCGAAGCGGAATCATGAGATACAGGTAATCAACTGCACGCCAGGTTCGGCGCTGCAATGTTTCCCAACGGCGAGGCTGGATGAATATCTACGTACCGGACAGGTGCCTGCCGCTGCTTCGTGAGCAGAGGACGCACTACAGGGACATTCGGGCAGAGTACGGGCGGGAGATCGAGGCGACGTTTGCCACGTTCCGAGACTACCTGCCGGAGACTGCCGACAACATTCTGGACATCGGTTCGGGCATGGCCGGTATCGATGTCCTGCTGGGTGGGCACTACCCGGGGGCTACGCTTCACCTGCTGGACAAGTCTGGCGTGTCGCCGAGGATCAACGCCGGATTCAACGAACGGGCTGAGGACTTCGCGCACTACAACGACTTCGACGCGGCGCGGGAATTGCTGGCGGCAAACGGAATTACGAATCCGGTTGTCTGCCATGACATGCACTGTGATCCATTCCCGGATCAGCTGTTCGATGTAGTGGTGAGCCTGCTGTCGTGGGGGTTCCACTATCCGATTTCGACCTATGCGCCGCGCTGCCGTGGAATCATGGTGGTAGACGTGAGGAAGGGAACAGGCGGTGAGGCAATGCTGGCCGAGTACGGAGACTTGAAAGTCGTCCACGAAGGCAGGAAATATCGGCGGGTCGTCGTCAAGTGCTGACTTTCGTCTGCTTCAAATGGCGTCCGGTGCGAACCGGCTTCCAGCTCCCGTCGGTGTGTCAGTACACAGCCAAGCACGTCAATGTGCTGCGTTCCATGTTGGAACGACATGTGCATATTCCGCACAGACTGGTTTGTGTGACCGATGATCCAGCCGGGATAGATCCGCGTGTGGAGATCGTTCCGCTGTGGGACAAGTGCCGAGCGCTGGGCGGGTGCTACAATCGGCTATGGGTGTTCAGCCACGAAGCGCGTGACCTGTTCGGCGACCGATTCGTGTGCATCGATCTGGACGTGGTGCTGGTGCGGGACTGCACGACGCTGTTCGCGAGGCCCGAGGACTTCGTGATCAACGCCTACAACCCAATCCGCGAAGGCGAAAACGATCAGCACTACAACGGCGGACTTTTCATGATGACCGCCGGAGCGCGGGCATCGGTCTGGGAGCAGTTCGATCCGCAGACAACGCCAGCCGTTGTGCAGGCGGACCCTCGTGTCATCGGCTCGGATCAGGCGTGGATCAGGCTTCACCTCGGGCGAGGCGAAGCGCGCTGGACGAATGCCGATGGCGTCTACGAGGCCCGGCAGGTCAGGCACGAGCTGCCGGAGAACGCGCGTCTTGTGCTGTTCTCCGGCAAGCGTGACCCATCGCGCTTTCCGTATCCGTGGATTCGGGAACACTGGCGATGAGGACCATCGCTTGCGTGCTGAAAACCGGCGTGTGGCGCAACCGGCACATGCGGGTCGAGTACGGCCCGGATCATGTGCGGTGGCTGCGCGATCAGCTCCCGAGGTACGTGGGGACGGCGTATCGGTTCGTCTGCCTGAGCGACATTCCGATTGCCGGGGTGGACGTGATCCCGCTGAGGGATGACCTGCCGGGGTGGTGGTCGAAACTTGAGCTGTTCCGCGAGTTGGAGGATGCGTTCTACGTTGACCTCGATACGGTCATCGTCGGCGACATCACGCGGATGGTGAAGCACAAGCACAGGTTCACCGTGCTGCGGAACCTGTCGAGCAGGCAGAATGGTCGCATCGGTTCCGGCGTCATGGCGTGGCGGGGCGACTACTCGCACCTATACCGCACATTCATGGAGGACCCGCAGCGGCATATGGCCGAGTGCGTCACCCCGGCCAAGTGGGGCGATCAGGGGTTCATCCAGCACGTCCAGCGCGAGCATGGCGGCTGGGATTATTTCCAGGACCTGTGGCCGGGGCGCATCCAGTCGTTCAAGACGGACCTGCGCTACGGCGACCCGGGGAAGGATTGCCGGATCGTGTGTTTCCACGGCGAGCCTCGGCCATGGGCGTCGGGCAAGTCTTGGGTTCCGGAGTTGAAGCATGGACATTAGCGTCAACGTGCAGGGCCTGGCAGAGATCGAGCGCAAGCTGAAGCTGCTGCCGGAGCGTATCGGCAACAACGCCATGCGTCGCGCGCTCCGAAAGGGCGCGAATGTCATCCGAGATGCAGCGCGTGCGAACGCAAAGCGGATCGACGACCCGGAAACCCGCGAGGCGATCTACAAGAACATCGCCGTGGCCGGTGGTGGCCGGAGGCGCGAGCGGCAGGCCGGTGGCGTGATGATGCGAGTCGGCGTCCGTGGCGGCGCGAGGCCGCTGAGGAAGGGGACCGATACCGGTCTGCCGGGCGGCAACACGACCCACTGGCGATTCGTTGAGTTCGGGACCAGCCAGGCGCGAGCGCAGCCGTTCATGCGCCCAGCCGCTGCCAGCTCCGCCGGTGCGGCGTATCAGGCTGTGGCGGCGGCAGCGCCTGCCGAGATCGACAAAGAGCTGCGCAAGCTGGGGATCACCTGATGTATCCGGACATTTTCCAGACTGCTAAGAAAAGCTCGGCAGTTACCGCGCTGCTCGGCAGCAATCCGGTGAGGTTCTGGCCGTTTGGCACCGCGCCGCAGGGCGAGGAGCGTCCCTATGCGGTCCACCAGCTTGTGTACGGCACGCCGGCTAACACGCTGTCCTGCCCGCCGTCCGAGGACGTGATGGGCATCCAGGTGGATTGCTACGCCAAGAGCGTGAGTTCCGCCCGAGCCGTCGCCGCAGCCCTGCGGGACGCGATCGAGGGCGACTTCAACCACGTAGTCGCATGGAACGGTGAGGACTACGAGCCCGCCACCGGCCTGTGGCGCGTCAGTTTTACTGCCGAGTTCTTCATGGAACGCGGCACCTGATTCGGTCTGTGCACAGGCCGAAACGGCTGCCGTGAGGCAGTCGGAAACCCCGCCGTGAGGCGGCACATCCCAACGTTGGAAGGAAAATGTAGATGCGTACCGCAGGAACCGAGCTGTACTTCATTGACCCGAACGATTGCAGTGTCGTGCAGGTTGGCTGCCCGACTTCGATCACCGGCCTTGATTCCACCATTGAGCAGCTGGAAACCACTTGTCTGGAATCCACCGCTCGCACCTACGAAGCGGGCCTTGCCACTCCCGGCACGGCTTCATTCACGCTGAACCTTGACCCGCAGGACCCGTCACACATTCGCCTGCTGGAACTCAAGACTGCGGGCACTTCGCTGAAGTGGGTCATCGGCTTCCCGGATGCCATCGGCACCGCCCCGACCGGAACGACCGACTCTGACGGCGAGTGCGCATTCGTCCTCCCGTCGAACCGGACGTGGCTGGAGTTCGAGGGCTTCGTGAACAGCTACGCCTTCGATTTCAGCCTGAATGCGCTGATCACTGCGACTGTCGGCATTCAGGTGTCCGGCGACCCGGTGCTGACCCCGGCGGGTAGCTAACGGCGATTGATTCAACTTCGGGCGGGTCAGCGGGCGTTTCCTCGCCGTGCGTACCGCGCCGCCCACCTATTCAACGGTGAGGAATGCATGAAGATTGACTTCAAGAAGCTACAGGAGATTGGCGCATTCGTCGGCGCTCCTGTCGAAAAAACTATCAAGTGGACGTTGACCAGGGAGGACGGCACTACGGAGGATTTCGAGGGTGTGGTCTATGTCCGTCGAAACTCCTGCGCGACATTCGAGCGTGATATCAAGGCGCACATGGCCGGGCAGGAAGCGGCGGCGACCAAGATCAGCACGAACGTCTGCGACGAGAACGGCAATCCGATCCTGACCTATGAGCAGGCGCTCGACCTTGCAGAGCCGCTTGCTGCTGCGTTGCTCGCCGCGATCATTGAGGTCAACGCCCCAAAAAACTCGAACCCGCCGACGAACTCTGGCACGAACTCGTCCTCGCAGGCGTCGGCGGGCGAACAATCGCAGAAGCGAAACGAAACCTG